ACTTAGGATTAACACTGGTGACGATAAGATCAGCCATCTTGAGTGGGAATTTCTCAGCATCGCTGAGGCTTGTGTCAAGCATGAACTGCAGCATGAAGTTGCTGCGCCCCATAGATGCTTCACGTTCGAGTAGATCTTCATGGCTAAAACGGTCAGGGTCAGTTACGTCCCATGCTTCAGCACCCATGTCAATATCTTCTTGCAGCTGGGGAGCAATGAGTCCCTCGTAGTTTGCAAGTTTACGTGGCACACGCGCCGGCCAAACAAAGGGTCGGTAATTTCTTTCGGCTAGTTTACGATAGATGGTAAAGGTTGTCTGAGGTGTACCAAGATACATAATCCTGGAGTCGTCCTTAGGTGTAAGAATTGATTCAGCCTCAGTACACAGTTGCAGCAGTTTAGACCGCATCATTTCAGTCATAGAGTTGCCAGGCACCTCCACGTCGTCCAGAATCATCAGGTCAGCACGGCTACCAGTCAGCTGACCGGTAATACCCACGGATTTAACCGACGGAGCCTGAGACGGTGAGCAGTTAACGTCGAAGCTAATCCGGCTCCAACGGGCGTCATCCGACTTAGGCTGCAGGTGTTTAAGCCAGGGTGTCTCAATGATAAGCTTTTGAAGGAAGATACTCATGTTGTCTGCCCGCTCCTTAGAAGCGGAGATAATCATGATCTTCTTTTCGGGGTTATTAAATAAAGTCCAGAGCACAAAAGCACCAGTAATCCAAGATTTACCAACTCCTCGGAAAGCCTGGATCTGTAGACGTTTAGGACCGTGTTGTAGGTAATCTGCGATAGCATATTGTGCTCTGGTCGGTTCAGGTAGGTCTAGCTGCGCCCACAGGGCTTGTAGAAATACTTTGAAATCGCCCTGTAGGGCGGCTAAGACGTTACTCATAGGGTGTTATTTGTTTTTGAAAAAAATACCGCCTAAATAGTTTACAAGTTCTCTGCCAGTATCAATGCCTACATTCAAAACATCTAAGCCTGCTGACGCAATACCGGCTGGAACTGCGGCAACTGGAATGTAGGAAGCGCCGTCTAAAACTAAAGACGTGCCAGCAATCCCTTGTTGAATTCGGTCTAAGGGGTTTTTAGTTTGTTCGGCAATCTCCGTTCTCATTTGCAACTCCGAAGCACTAGCAGCAGTGCCTAAGAACGCAGGAGCCAAAGCCCCACCGGCTGCAGCTGCCATAGCTGCACGGCGTTGGAACCTTAGAGCGCCATTAACGGGGGATACAGGGCTCTTTAAACGTGTTTGTTGCGAAACACCGCCCAAAGGTTTACCTTGACCTTTTAAAGTGGCATCAACCTGTGCATCAGTAAATTCAGGAAGGTCCTGACCAAACCCCATTGTGCGTTGAATCGCTTCTTCTCTAGGAAGTTGTACTTGCAACGCTTTTGCTGTTCTAGAATTAGGCTTACGGTTTCTGTTAGTAAAATTTTGCTGCCCCGGTTCACCAAAGTAGTTACCAGTACGTTCTAAAGTTTCACCACCAACAGCAGGATCAATGTGACCAGCAGTTAAACCAGCTTCACTGATGTTAGTTTTTTTAACTTTTAATGCTTCTTTAGCTTCTCGATGCTTTTCGATGCCGTACTGCCTAGCAGTTTTACCGTCAAGTTTTTGTAAGTTATTTTCTTCAAAAAACTTTTTAGCTTCATCAATAAACTCTTGTTGCTTAGGAGTTTTTCGACGAATTTGTCGGTTACGTTCAGTGTTAGATCGGCGTTTTCTGGCGTTTCTAACAGCTACACTTTCAATAGCTAAACTACCTGAGCCAGTTGGTTTAAAATAAAACGGTTCACCGTTAAATACTAACGGTCCATTTTGTTTTTCAATAATAGCTTTAATTTTAGCAGGCGGAAAGTCTGGGTTAGCTTTTTTGATAGCATTAGCCTTCCTAACAGCATCAGCTTTCGTAAACTCTGCCATTACTTAATATGCGATAAAATCAATTGTTCTCTACCCGGATTGCAGCCAAACGTAGCTCGCATCCAGGATAACCAGTTGCTAGTCCCCTTTTCTTGATTACATTTCCGACAGGATGGAACCAAGTTCCTTGTAATTGTTTGTCCCCCAAAATAGCGAGGCACAACGTGATCCAAAGTAAGTTCATGTAATTCATAATGTTCTCCACAATAAACGCATTGACAGTTGAAGTGTTCCTTGATGGCTCTGCGCCACAGTCGTTTCGCTTCAGGACTCGTCATGGTTATGAGGTTGTAAATGTAGTGATCAGGGGATGGCAACAGCGGGGTCATGCGTACTTCTTACCAGTTCTGGGTCTACGGCGGTTTTTGGATGGGATCTCCAGTTTCCCGGTGTTTTTACCGGTGTGTGAAGCATCTTTACCGTCACCATTACCATAAGTACCTAGTTTCCTGTTAAGTTTGTTAGCATCAGTCCTAATTTTCAGACCTTTGCTGGTTTTGTTGTACTTCCGCTGCTGTTTTCTACGGCGAGCGGCTGCCTTAGGGTTTGACTTGTAGTAATCAGAAGTTTTTTGAGCCATACAACCTCTTCTGTACCATTTCAGGATCAATTTTTGGCATGACTGTCGCTAGTTTATCCAACGGGTTGCCCTCATATGCAACACCGCTGATGTCATTTTTGGCTAACCAGTCACAAGCTGCTTTGAGATCTTGTGTCGTGGCTTCACCAGATTTAATACGTGCAAGGAATTCAGATGTAACAAGGTTGTGAAGCTCGTTAAACTGATCCTCAGTTGCTTTTTTCTTCATTTGTCAGGGACACAATAGGTACAATGTCGTGACACAGTACCTCTACACGAGACCCAGGGCGGAAAGTAAATCCAGCCCTCATGATCTCGGTACACTTTAGAGCGCGTACAAGCTCATAATCTAACCTCAGCTTTTCCTCGTGCCGTTTGGCTATCTTTTTACACAACTCTGTCATGCTGCCGTCAAGCGGTACACTAAAATTAAGCTGTGCACCGTAGTTGTTATTACGGGTGTAGCCTTGTGGCAACGTATCGTTACCCATATAAAACGGGCTAAACGTCATAGTGGTGCCGTTACACGAGTTACCGCCGGTAAACTGTTGCCTACTGGGTGCTCCATTGTTCTGGAATTGGACCGCCTGGTTGGTCACGTTGCCCGTTGCCGCCGCGATGGGCGATGCATTGTTGCTTACTGTCGGTTCTTCTGCTTTAACCGGAGTTACTGCGAGAATACAGAGAGCGAGGTAGTAGTAGAGGTAGTTTCGATGTCGCGGGTAATATCGATTGTCTCGATGATTCCTGCGGCACGGGTCACAGTCTCCAGTTGAAACTGTTCGCCTGCTGTGGTTACCGACCAAGTAGTTGCGGAGTCGGTTATATCCCCGCTTGGGGTTACATTTGTTCCAGACCATGATGAGTATGCACCACCGTACACCTCAGTTGCAATGGTCTCAGTGATGGTTTGGGTGGTGGTAGTAGTGGCTTGCATTGACCCCTGGGTAAACTGCGGGGTAACAGTTTGAGCTGCTGCAGGTGATGCTAACAACAGCAATAGAAATAGTTTCTTCATTTAGGTGGCTCCGAAGTAGATTTTTTGGTGTCCATTCGACTGATCCCATAAGAAGCAAGAGTGCCGCTAAGCAAACTTGCAACGAAAGTGGGATCCATCTTTTGTAGCTTTCCCATATAGGAAGCTGTCAATACACCAGCACTCCACACGAGCACAAGTGCCTTAACGATTTCACTAAAGAACTCATTCAGGAAGCTCTTCGTCTTGTGCATTGTTTTTTTTCTTGGTTAGCAATTTCTTGATAAGAGGTTTCAAGACGCTAACTGTCCGTTTAAAGACTGCAGTAGCTGTAAGGGTGGCTGCAACGGAGACAGTAGCTGTCGTTGTAGCCGTAGCCAAAATCTCATTACTAGGCAAAGGTACCGTAAGATCAGTACCTGGGATGTCTACGTAACGGACTTCAGAAGGTGGTGGGGGTTGTGGAACTGGAGGAAGCACCGGTTTAGGTGCCGGTTTTTCCTCCTTTTTCTCGGATTCCGTTGTGCCCTGGACTCCCGGAGGTGGTCTAAGGTCACTAGGAGGCACTACAAGCGGCTTGTACGAGGGTAAAGTAGCTCGTGGTACCTCCAGTACCGGACGGGGTAGCAGAGGGGGCTCAGGGAGCCGTAGAACGGGCAGTATCGGCGGCTCACCTAAGTCCATCAGACGTACTCAGAGATGTAAACGGTTCCGCTACCAGTCAGTGCTTTAACAGCAATACTGGTGTTAGGCGGAACATCAATCAAAATTCCTTCGTAAACAAGCTTATCCAGGAAGTGATTATCGTCATCACTGACGCTTTCTGTGACTTCAGCAGTCAAAGTAAACGCAGTGTTAACAGTACCGTGGGTTATAGTGACCACAGCGCCGGCAGCAGTAGCGGTAAAGTCTGCGCTAATAGTTGCATCAGAATTAAGCGCGTCACGGACGCTAGCAGCCACGTTAGTAAGCGTCGTCGCCGGAGTTTCGCTTTGGTCTGCAGAGGTGACTTCATAAGTCAAAGACGTACCATCGACAACCACAGTCAGCTGATCACCAGCTTCATAGAACCCAGACAGGGTAACAGTACGCACTTCAGCGACACCGGACGATGCAGCAGTGGTTACTGCAACAGCTTCAGCAGGGTTGCTATCAGCAGTTTGCGTAGCAGTACCGATTGCGTAGTAAATATCTTGAGTATGTGCCCGCAAACGAATGCGACGGCAGTTTTCAGAAAGGTTTACGTTAGCTGAAGTGGTAGAAGTCGCCACAACGTGGGCTTTTCCGGGATAAACAGGGTTAGCTGTAGCAGAAAAGTAGTTTGCCATTTAATTATTTGGAGAAAAGACCACGCTCGATGAAATCAACAGCTTGGTCGTCAACAGTGTTATCAGATTGCTCAGCCAGTTTGCGGAGCATATCGACGATGAGGCGCTTTACTTTGTCGCTGTTAAGGAAGGAAAACAGGACAGGACGGATGAGTGCAATCATTGTTCTAAGTTAGTAAGGGTTAGTTGTAAGATACAATACCGTTAGGAGCAATAGCTTCCAACTCGGAAATTGAAGTAGCGGAAGCGATGTTAGCCTCTACAGTCTGATGATTTTGCCTAATAGCAGTACGCTCAGCAAGGATAGAATCAGCAACAGCGGCACCAGTCTCTTGTTTGCGAATAAATACCCAATCTGTTACATACAAACAATTTGCGCAATGTTGGTCATTGAGGCTGTTAAGCGTAGCTTTTACTTCAGCCAGGTCCTTAGGCGTTGAAGTCCAAGAACCATCATTATTAAGAACTGCGTTTTCGTAGTATGCGTCAGAAGGCGTAGCTTGCACCTCAACAACAGTGCAACCTTGCTCTAAAAACAACTCTTCAGTTGCACCTTGTTCGGTGTAGTAAATGTCATCCTTAATAAAAGGAGCTCCCACATAACGCCGTTCAAGCGTAGTGGGGTCTAGATAAAACTTTGTCATAATTTAATTAGGGTACAGCCACACGGCGAACGGCAAATAGATACCAGTTAGTATCAGACTTGTAGTAAGGGTTGGTGTAATTACCATTGCCCATAGTAATTCCTCGGGCACTACAGTTATTTTCAGCTTCTCGGGCAGTCAAAAACCAGTTATTGTAGTGGCTAAAAGATTCACTACCACCAGTCTGAAATAGAGAGTTAGGGTTTTGAGTGACGTTTGTGGTTTGCGGGTTAGCATAGGTAATTGTGTAGTTGTTTACCGTTCCACTGTTGTGTTTAAAAGCTCTAAAGCACATCTTTGCTTCATCACGTGTAGGCATATACCAATCGTTATACCCACCAATGCCACTTCCGC